CAGAATATAATGTTTTAAATGTTTTAAGTTATAAATATGTTACTATAGGGCTTGAAGCAGGAAACAGCACTAACTACAGAAACCAAGGAGGAGCAGGATATTCAACCTTAAATGCAAGTAGAGAGCTAGCCAAATATTTTGACTTATTTGATATAGGTTTAAATGACGAATTTCTTTTTGATTCCAATGATTTTCCTATATTTAAACCCATAACAGCAACAAATAAGACAAAAGAGGGAAATTCTATATTTCCTTATTATACAGCTTATTGGAATGGAGTTCCGCCGCAAGAATCGCCTGATGCTATATATAGTGAAAATTTTGGTTCAGATATTTATTATTTCGGAGGATATAATAGAGGTGGTCAAGGAGAAGGTACTGATAAAGTCAGGGAAAAACATATTTTAGGCAATAACGGTTTGAGTGCAACTAATAATGATGGTTGGGCTATATGGGTTAAAAAAGATATATCTGAAGGAACTGCAGCTTTTGATTTAGGACAAGATGTAGAAGGTTATACGACAGCAGAAGAATATAATGAAGCTGAACTAAAACTAATAACAGTAAAGAAAAATACACTTTTACCAATGGTATCGGTGTCATATTAATATAAGGAATATTTTATGCCATTAACAGGATTTGATATAGATTTTGGAGAACAAATTCCAATAGACCCTCAATATGTTGTTTTAACTGCAAGCGAAAATTCTTCCACTAGGCTTGGAATGGTTTTTCCGTTTGAAGACCAAGACATAAAAGACAATGTTTATACTAGAAGTTATTTTGATGGTAAAATATCATTTAACTTTTCAACTGCAGATACAGATGTAACGAATAGTTCTAACGCACATTTTAACTGTTTTATTACTCCAATAGACATTCTTCAATCAGAAACAGTTTCTACAGGAGATGTAGAATTTCAATGGGACACATTTGATATAAATAATACTGTAAACTCTTTAGTGGCATCCAACTTAGATGGATGTATAGACACGCCCGTAAGAATTTACGATAGTTATAATACAACTGAACAAGGTGCAGATATGGGAACTTTTAATCACGCCACAGTCCTTGACGAGCTTATGGAGTTAGAGGAATGGCATGAAGTAAATAACTTTAACTCAATGGTTCTTTTAGCTCAAATAACAAAAGATGAATCGTTAGATTTTGCACAAGCAAAATGTTTCGTAAATTTACACGATATTTCTATGGTTCATTATGTTTCGTTTTCTGCCGCATTAGACGACCCTATGTATGTTAACGCATTTGGAAGGGTAAATAATCCTGAAGACATTATTGAAGTCCCTCAAATCGACACTAATGTTGTATTTAACTATTATAAATATACAGGAAACATATATACTCAAGATGGAAGCGATTTAATTGAAAGACCTTGTGATGTTTTATATCATTTAATAGAAAAAGAATTTTTACTTGATAATATTATGAACGACATAAATCTTAACCTTGCAAGAGATTATAATGTAGTTGATAAATTAGCTTTTAGCGTTCATAAGGAAATAAAAGCAAAAGACTTAATAACAGAAATATCAAAAAGCTCTAACATATTTCCTGTATTTAAAGCAAACTCTGAATTTTCTTTAAACGTTATTGCAAAACATTATAATGGGACTGAGGTTGTTGAAACCATTAAAGAAAGAGATGTTTTAAAATTTCAAATAAGCAGAACTTCTACAAACAGAATAAACACAATAGTTAACGTTAAGTATAAATATGACTACCAACTAGATGAATATAAAGAGGAGACAGGATATGTTGATGGATATGATATGTTTGGAAATGCAGATAGTTGGCTTAGAGAAGGTTTAGGTGGCTACAGTTATGGGTACTTAGGTCTTGAAAGAGAAGATAGAGTTTTAGAATTTGAGTCAAAATATATAAGGGACGAGGCATCTGCAATACAATTAAGAGATTTTATATATATGTATCATTGTAATCAGCACAACATACTTAAATTAGAATTGCCTTTGAGATATCTACATTTAGAAGCAGGAGATGTCGTAAATTTTGATAAGCTAATTCATAATATGAAGGCTTATGGAGAAGATTATACTAGGGATGATGTTATTAGGAATGGTCAAAAAATATATCCATATTTTATGATAACTCGTATACAAAGAAAAATGAACAAGATAGTCGTAGAAGTAACCCAACTACACGATTTAAGACCTGATTTTCAGGCGTATGTTGGAAGCGTAACAAGAAGCAGGGGAGTTAAAAATGGTATACAAGAAGTATTTGAGTATTCAGAGGACGATATAAACGAATTGTCTGAATTTTTATTAGGCGGTAAAAGATATTATACTAGAGGTCAAAAAAGAGTGTCTGACATGAATGGGAATGGATATATAACAACAACCGACTTATTTGATTTAACTCATCTTTATACTGAAGTAGATACTGTTTTAGGCGATTCTAATTATGATGGAGTCGTAAATGTTGTAGATATAGTATATTTAGTAAATAATATACTGCAAAATTCAGAACAACAAGGCATAATGGAGCAATATATTTTAGATTTAACCCAAGATGAAATTGTAAATGTTGTTGACATTGTGGCTTTGGTAAACACTATATTGGAAGAGGGATATTAATGAATTTAAAAAAAAGAAAACAAGCATCTCAACTTAAATCTGCCGTTATAAACAACATCTTACCTGAGGCAAATAAAGGAAGCGTCTCTTCTAACGACAATACAATATACTTAAATACAAATGGTGTTTTTAAAATACTTCAAATATCTTATAAGGGAGAGCCCTTCATATCAAATATATTGCCCGATGGATTTGGTATTAATATGAACTCGTCTAAAATTATAATTATAAACTACTTAAATAAAACATTAGACGACAATTTTCCAATACTTACTTTTTCAGGAGAATTATCAATATCATCCGCATCAATTTACAATTTAAAAGTCGTAAATTTAAACGTAGTTAACTACATTGATGAAGATTTAATAGAGAAAACAAATACTAAATTTGAAGATAACAGTATAATTTTAATGCAAGAAACAATTCAACCTAAAACAAAATTTGCTACGGGAAACTCAAAAAGAGGTATAGACTCAAAAGTGATTACAGGTCTTTATAGGTCAAATAAACTTCCTAATGGATACTCAGGTAGTTATAGTTATGACCCTGATAATAAACTTTTTATATCAGGTAAAAATATAAATGAAAAATCTGAAATAATAAACAATGTACAATCAAGAAATCTTTCGCCTGAAAGAAGAAGAATTGTAAATAATTATATAAGTAAAACTACAAAAGAGTTAAATAAACCGAGACTTTCGTCT